CCCGCAACGCGAGCTGCTCGGGTTTACCGACCAGGACCGCGAGCTGATCGTCGATTCCCTGCTGACTCACCTGGGCTCGGTGTAAGAGCCCTCGCCTACACCCGCTCTCGCTTCGCCTGCCCACCCCACCGCCGCACGATAGCGGCATGAATACCGTCGAGCTCACCCGTCTGCTGCACAACTTGATCCGCCTGGGCACCATCGCCGAGGTCGATCACGACGCCGCGCGCGTGCGCGTTCAGTCGGGCGAGCTGCTCACCGACTGGCTGCCCTGGTTCGAGCGCCGCGCCGGGACAACTCGCGACTGGGATCCGCCCACCAAAGGCGAGCAGGTCATGGTGTTCTCGCCTGGTGGCGACCCGCGCGCCGGCATCGTGCTGACCGGCATCTTCAGCGATGCGCACTCCGCCCCGGCGGACAGCGGCGACATCTGGCGCCGCATCATGCCCGACGGCGCGGTGCTCGAGTACGACCACAAGGCAAGCCACCTGCAGGCCAAGCTGCCCGGCTCGGCCTCGGTCAACGCCGAGGGCGCGATCGCCATCGAGTCAGGCGCCGACATCAACATCACTGCCGCGGGCAACGTCGCCATCAAGGGCGCCCGTATCGACCTGAACTAGGAGCCGACATGCCAGCAGTCACGCGAATGGGCGATAGCGGTTCAGGCCACGGATGCTGGCCGCCGCGGCCATCGACCGGCGGATCCGGTGATGTCTTCGTCAATGGCATCGCCGTCCACCGCGCCGGCGATGCCTGGGCGCCGCACACCTGCCCGGCCATTCCCGAGACTCACGCCAGCGCGCTTGCCGCCGGCTCGTCTACCGTCTTCGCCAACGGCCAGCAAGTCGGTCGCGTCGGCGATCCGGTCGCCTGCGGCTCCAGCGTGGTCGCCGGCTCCGGCAACGTGTTCGCGGGGGGCTGATCATGACCGGCATGAACGCCACAGGTATGAATGCAAAGAGTGGCCGCACCCTCGACACGCTCGCGCATATCCAGCAGAGCGTGCGCGACATCCTCACCACCCCGATCGGCTCGCGCGTGATGCGCCGCGACTACGGCTCCCTGCTGCCCGAGCTGATCGACCAGCCGCTCACAGGCGCCACGGCACTGCGCGCCTACTCGGCCACCGTCGTCGCCCTGATGCGTTGGGAACCACGGATCCGCGTGCAGCAGATCACCCGGCAGGTCTCCACCGATCGCCCCGGCCGGCTCGATCTCGCCATCACCGCGCGCCGGGTCGACACCGGTGACACCGTCAACCTGACCGTCCCGCTGGGAGCACGCGCATGACCACCCCCATCGACCTCTCCCAGCTGCCCCAGCCGGACTTCATCACCCAGCAGGACTACGAGGCGCTGCTCGCCGACATGCGCGCCGAGCTGCTCACCGCGCTGCCGGCCGATCAGCAGGAGTCGGTGGCGCAGACGCTGGCCCTGGAGTCCGAGCCGCTGACCAAGCTGCTCGAGATGTCGGCATACCGCATCATGACCGAGCGGCAAGCGTTCAACGATCGCGCCGCGCGGCTGATGCTTGCGTATGCCACTGGGGCGTATCTCGATCATATCGGCGTCACCTACTACCAGACCCAGCGCCTGACCGGCTCCGGCGGCGAGCCGGAAAGCGACACCGCCTACCGCCGCCGCCTGCTGCTGGCCTTTGACGGCTACAGCACCGCCGGCGCCCGCGCCGCCTACATCTATCACGCGCTCTCGGCCTCCGGTGACGTGCTCGATGCCAGTGTCATCGGCGCCCATGCCGGCGTCGTCGATGTCGTCGTGTTGTCGGCCCAGGGCGATGGCACGGCCTCCGAAGCACTCATTGCCACCGTCGATGCCGCGCTCAGCGACGAGACGGTGCGCCCGCTCAACGACCAGGTCGCCGTGCGCTCGGCCGAGGTCGTCGATTACGAGATCCGGGCCACGCTGACCATCCGCGAAGGCCCGGCGAAGAGCGTCGTCGCCGCTGCCGCGCGCGATGCCGTGACCGCCTATGCCGACAGCCGCTACCGGCTGGGGCATCGCATCGTGCGCGATGCCGTGCTCGCCGCGCTGTGGGTCGACAACGTCGAGCATGTCGAGCTGATCTCCCCGACCGTCGACATCGAGCGTGCCGCCGACCAGGCCGCGCGCTGCACCGCCATCGAGGTCGACTATGTCGCATAGCCGTTCGCTGCTGCCGCCCAACGCCACGCCACTCGAGCGCGCGTTCGAGACGGCCGCCGATCGGCTGCGAGCGCCGGCCGTGCACACCCTGTGGGATCCGTGGGAATGCCCGGTGCACCTGCTGCCCTGGCTGGCCTATGCCGTCGGCGTCGGCGAGTGGTCGGATGGCTGGGAAGAGGCGACGAAGCGCCAGGCGATCGCCAGCGCGATGGCCATCGCCCGCCGCCGCGGCAGTGTGTGGTCGGTCCGCGAGGCGCTGCGCGCCGCGGGGTATGCCGATGCCGAGGTCGAGGAAGGGCTGCCCGCCCTGCGCCACGACGGCACGCAGCTGCGTGACGGCTATGAGACATACGGCAGTGGCAACCGCTGGGCGATGTTCAAACTGGTGGCCGATCTCGGCGAGGAGCGCGGCGTCAACCGCGTCGAACGCGAGCGCCTGATCCGCCTGGTCGACGCCGCCAAGCCGGTGCGCTCGCAGCTCTACGCCATCGACTACCGCGCCTCGGTCACAGACGTCGCCACGCCGGACGAGCGCGACACCCTCATCGCCGAGCCCACGCTCCGCGACGTGCGCCCCGCGGGCCGCCGCCGCGACGGCAGCCTCGAGCGCGACAACGCCATCCGCCTGCCGCCGGCGCCGGTCTACCGCGACGGCACCTGGGCCCACGGTGGCGAGCTGGCCCGCACCGGCGTCTCGCCCTACGCCGAGTGGCGCATCACCGGCGAGACCCGCGACAACGACTGGGACCGCCAGGCCGTCGCCATCGACATCGACCAGCGCGAACACGCCACCGTCATCGACCCGGTGCGCACCGGCGCCGCCCACCGCGATGGCGCCTTTGCGCGAGGCGCCGGGCTGCCCAGCGCCTACGACGATGCCGCCCTGGCTGTGCGTCCGGCGCTGGCCGACACCATCGCCGTCGGCGAACGGCAAGGCGTCACGCTCGCCACCGACATCCGCGACGTGCGCCCCGCCGGTCGCCGCCGCGACGGCAGCCTCGAGCGCGACAACGCCATCCGCCTGCCACCGGCGCCGGTCTACCGCGACGGCACCTGGGCCCACGGCGGCGAGTTGAGCCGCACCGGCGTCTCACCGTATGCCGAGTGGCGCATCACCGGCGAGACCCGCGACAACGACTGGGACCGCCAGGCCGTCGCCATCGACATCGACCAGCGCGAACACGCCGCCATCCGCCCGCCAGCCCGTAACGCCGCCGGGCGCCGCGACAGCACGTTGACCCACGGCGGCCGCCTGCCGGCGGCACTGGACCCGGCATCGCTGCAGATCCACATCCGGCAGCGGCGCAACGCCCGCCTCCGCCGCAACAGCGGCGCGCGCCGAGTCGCCCTCGCCACGCACCGCGCCACGCTATAGAGGACCGCCATGCAACTACACGACACCCACCCACCCGCCAAGGGCGTGCTCGAGATCCAGGTCTACCGCCATGGCCAGCTGCTCGAGCACTGGCGTGACGCCAATTTGATCGTCAACGGCGCCCGCGAGATCCAGGCACAGCGCCTGGCCAACGACGGCGCCGGCCGCCACGTCGCGCGCATCGGCTTCGGCACCGGAGCCAGCCCGGCCAGCCCCAACGACACCGCGCTGACCAGCGCCTACGTGCGCGACCTCACCGGGCACGACTACCCGGCGTCCGGCGAGGTGCGATTCCACTTCGAGCTCGCTCGCAGCGAGGCCAACGGCAAGCCGATCCGCGAGTTCGGGCTGATCGCCGCCGACGGCACCCTGTTCAGCCGCAAGGTGCGCGGCGTCATCGAGAAAAACGATGACATCAGCCTCACCGGCACCTGGACCATCATCTACTAACGGAGCGTCGCTATGGCCAACGTCCCCGAAACGGCTCAGTGGGAGCCCGGGATCTATCAGTTCGAGACCACCGACCCTGTGCAAGGCGGGCCGGACGGCATCGACAATCTGCCCAACAAGCAGCTCGCCAACCGCACCACCTGGCTGCGCCAGAACCTCGAAAAGGCCCAGGACGACATTCGCGCTGTCGGTGTCGATGGGCAGAACGCGCTGTGGATCGCCGTCGAACAAGCGCTGTCGTTCGCCGGCCTGCTCGAACAAGAACTCGAACGCCAGAAGTTCGTTCGCCACCAGGAGGGCGAGTTCACGCTGACCAATCGCGGGGTGATTCACGGCTGCGACCTCAGCAAGTCGCAGACCGCCAACCGCAACCTCGGCATCAGCGCCGGCACCATTTTCATGGGCGGGCGCGAGCAGGGCGTCGCCGCGGCGAGCAATGCCGCTGCCGTGCCCAGCAACAACGGCAGCGAGACCGCCACCGCCACGGCGTACCTGATCGCCACCGCCGGCGGCCTGGTGCTCGTCGTGACCGCGCTCGGCGAGAGCGCCCCGGCCGATGCCCTCGCCCTGGCCACCGTGACCGTCCCCGCCGGCAACAACGGCACCTCGGACCCGTATCTCGACAGCGTGACAATCACCCCGACCGCCCGCGTCGAGCCGGACTGGCCGTGGGTGCAGTCGAGCCCGGTCCACCAGCAGCAGGATTTCGCCAACGTCATGGGCGGCGCCGGCTACCACCTGTCGCTCGACGTCGTCAGCTATGCCGGCGGCCAGCGCCCCAGCCTGATCGCCGATGACGCCGACCGGGCCTCGAATACCTTCCGCGCCTACCTGATGGGCACCGCCGACAACGTCCGCGTGCGCTTTGTGGCGCACCTCATGGATCAATAAGGAGATCGCCATGCAACTCATCATCGCCGGCACCGGGCCGCAGCCCGACGTCGCCATCAACGGCGCCGACATCACCGTCGCCGGGGTGACCCTCGACACCGCCGCCCGCCAGACCGATCAGCAGGAGGTGATCGACGTGCGCCTGGTCGACGGCGTCGCCCAGGAGGGTGGCAGCGGCTACCAGCTCGCCAGCATCCGCATCCCGCCGCGCCGCTACGTCGAGACCGAGCCCGACCCCGCCGCCGGCGCGGATGCCACCGGCACCCGCGAGCCGGTCGCCCTCGACCCGCACCACGTCGTCGTTACCCTCTGGCCCCTCGTTTAAGGAGACTGCTCCATGTCAATCATCATCGCCTCGCCCGATAGCCTCCGTACCCAGGTCGAAGCCGCCACCGGCGGCGCCGCCACCGTGCTCTATGACGACCAGGGCTATCCTTCGCTGATGCATATCATCCCCAAGTTCCGTTATGAGGATCTCGGCCTCGACGCCACCTTCGGTACCGGCGTGGCCACCGCGTTCCTCAAGGGCAACAGCGAGCTGTCGGAGATCTTCATCGGCCAGTATCAGGCGCAGATCCACGACGGCCGCGCCGTCAGCCTGCCCGGGCGCGATCCGTCGACCTACGTCAACTACGATCAGGCCCGCGATGCCTGCACCGCCAAGGGCACCGGCTGGCACATGATGAGCATGCACGAGTGGGCCGCCATCGCGCTGTGGTGTCATGCCCAGGGCTTCATCCCCCGCGGCAACACCGATTGGGGCCGCGCCCATGACGCGACCCACGAGATGGGCCGCCGCCAGGATGGCGGCACCGCCGGCGTCAACGACAACGGCGCCGCCCGCATCCTAGCCGGCTCCGGCCCGGCAAGCTGGCGGCACGACAACAGCATGGGCGGCATCGCGGATCTGGTCGGTAACGTCTGGGAGTGGCAGCACGGCATGAAGCTCGTCGACGGCCAGATCCTGGTCACCGAGGACAACAGCTGGGACCTCGCCGAGACGGACTGGACCGCATTGGATCAGTACATCAGCAACGAGGCAGACGTGCCCACGCTGCAGAACACCGCGGCAACGGTGACCGACGCGGGTATCTCGACGACCTGGGACACGCTGACCAAGGCCTCGGGCTACACCGAGTCGCAGCTGCTCCAGCGCCTGCTGATCAGCCCGGCGG